TATCACAGCGTTCAGTGGGCTCGGATACCGGATCTACGACACAGTGCCAGGCACACCCATCACACCCAGTGTGGTGATCGTGCCAGATAGCCCGTGGATCGTCCCCAGCCGTTTAGGTAGCACATTGAACTATCGCTGCCGGTGGCGTGTGCTCATCAACATCAACGCCCGAGTGAATGACACGGCCACGCTACAAACAGAAACAGCCGTGGACACTTTGCTCGCCCAAGTGCCTAACAATTTCAGTGTGGAGTCTGTAACAGCCCCGCAATTGTTGTCGTTAGGCGCACAAGGAACCGTCATTAGTACGGAAATAAATCTATCTATTGAAATGAAGGAGTAAGAAAATGCCAGCAGCCGTATCAGTCGCCGGAGCCGCCTTTACGGTGGACATTGGTGGCACACAGTATGAGTGCCAGATCACCTCAGGCACAATTGAGACAAACCCGACCATCCTACGCACCAAGACACTCTCATGTGTCGCATATGATCAGGTTGACTTGATCTCATCCGTGAGCCTTGACTTCTTGTACGATGAGAACACGGGAATGTACGAAGCCCTCCAGACCGCCATCACTGCTGCTACACCAGTAGCAATGACAATCGCGTCAGCGATCGGCGAATGGGTCAGCACGGCCATGTACATCAACGCAGCCAACGTTGCCTTCCCAGCCGATGGGATAGCGACGTGCACAGTAGGACTTGAAGGCGAAATCGTCTTCACTTAAACAACGAGAGCAAAGGGGAACACCATGTATCCAAGACTAAAAATAGAGTCCGACAATCATGAGACCATTGAGATTGAAACACTCCCAGTGGATTTTATGATGTACGAGGAGCTGCAAGGCAACAAGCCAGCAAGCGAGCAAGGCATGAGGCTCACAATCGCTTACTACTACCTAGAGGATAAAGAGCCTGGGAACCTTTCCACAGTGAAACTGTGGGCGAGGCGTAACAGGGTCAAGGTGGAGATGGTGAGTGAATCCGCGGAGGTTTTTACGGAGGGAGCCACAGCAGGCTAATGATTCAGATAGCGGTAGCGACCGGCTGGCCGTTAAGTGAGTGCAAGAAACTGACAGGCCGAGAGGTCGTCACGATCCTAGAGGAGTTGAAATCCGATGGCTAAACAGGTAGACCTCTACATTGAAGGCCTCAACCCTCTGCTTCGTGACCTTGGGAAACTCGGGAAAATAGCCACCAAAGAACTTCGGGCTTCTAGCCGCGTGATTGCTGACCGGCACATGGTTCCCGCATACAAGAAAGCAGCCAACAAGGTACCGTATTGGGGCGGGTATTTGGCTGACTCAATCAGATCCAGAAACGACCGCCTACCCTCCATCAAGATCGGTTTCCAAAAGAAAGTACTTAGCGGTGGTGCATCCACTAACATGCTCAGATACCCGAGCAGCACAGGCAAGGGCGGCGGGTCGGCTGACCTGACAGGCGCTAGCCCGTTCGAGAGAACTAACTGGCTCCAGAAAGCCGACTATTGGCCCGAAGCCATAGACGAGTGGAGCGAAGCAGTGGACCGTGTAGTCAGAAAATGGGCGGTTATCTGATGGCTGCCGCAGGTAAAACCCTTACGATATTTTTGGCCGCTGACCTGAAAAAGTTTAACGCAGGAATGATGAAGGCTGAAGGCGGCCTTAAGGGTTTCGGTAACTCGGTCAGTAAGTACCTGGGCCCAGCGTTAATCGGTGCCACTGCTGCCGCTGGAGCGTTTGCCGTGAAGCTCGGTGTGGACGCTGTTAACGCGGCATCAGACCTGATCGAGACACAGAATAAAGTCTCGGTTATCTTTGGTGAGTCAGCCGACTCGGTTATGAAGTTCGCCGAGACTAGCGTCACAGCCTTGGGGCAAACGGAAACGCAGGCACTTGAAGCGGCTGCGAACTTTGCCCAGCTGGGGAAGGCTGCGGGGCTCGCAGACGAGGAACTCGTAGACTTCTCCACAGACCTGGTAACCTTGTCCGCGGATCTCGCATCGTTCAACAACACCAGCCCGCAAGACGCGATCAACGCGATCAGTTCAGGGCTTAGGGGTAGCGCGGAGCCGTTACGCCGATATTCTGTGCTACTTGATGATGCCGCGCTAAAGGCTGAGGCCCTCGCCTTAGGGATCTATGACGGCACAGGAATACTCACTACACAGCAGAAAGTATTGTCGGCCTACGAAGTAATCTTGAGGCAGACCACGGACGCACAGGGTGATTTTGAGCGCACAGCAGACGGGCTCGCGAACACGCAACGCATCCTTACGGCCGCAGTTGGTGATGCGACCGCTGAGATCGGCCTCGGGCTTGTGGATGCCATTGAGAACGCCACATCCGCTATGGGCGGCAGCCAAGGCATGGCCGAAGGAATCAGCAAAGTAGGCGCAGAGATCGCGTTGCTCACAAGAGGTGTGGGTTCAGCTATTAGTGAGATCATAGAACTTAAAGACTCGTTCAATGATCTAAACACCGAAGCGAAATTGACCGGAACGAACATCAAAATTGTTGATGCAGCCATGTTGGGGTTGAGAGCCAGCGCAGCCTTAGCCAGCGGCGGGTTAACGGAAATATACAATTCATTCCGTAATGGCCAAATCGAGGCTGATGAATACGCGAAGGCCATAGATGGTGTTCACGATTCTTTCGTGGCATTGGCTAAAGCGGAACGTGCCGGTCGGATAGATGCCCGAATAGCAAGAGAGGAAATGATCGCTGGTGCTCACGACTCCGGTATCGCCGCAGCGCAACGCCTTAAGCAAGAAGCGGCACTCGCCCCGTACTTAGCACGTAAAGCGAAACTATTAGACGAAACCACCACAGCCACCAAAGGCGCAGCGAAAGCCACAGAGACACTCACAAAGTGGGAAATAAAAGCGGCAGAGGCACAATCCATCTTGCAAGAGTCCGAGGGGCTCACGGCCCAAGCCCTCGACAATTCCGTGACGGCGTTCCAATCAGCCACCCAAGCAGTAAAAGACTACGCAACCTCGATACAGCGTGATCTACTCGGCGGCATAGACCTCGGTGCAGCGTTCGAGGCGCAATTTGATGATGCCGGCCAAGCCACAGGAACCAGCCTCGTTGAAGGCTTCAATAAGCAGATAGAACAGGCCAACTACTTCGGCAACGTACTCAACAGCATCAAAGCACAGGGGGCTGACAAAACCCTCATTGACGCTATTGCAAGCCTCGGCCCTGAAACAGGTTCGGCACTTGGGCAGCAGCTCATAGATGATGGGCTCGTCCCCTCAATAAACGAGAAATGGGTAGGAGTCCAAGAGACCACGGCGGGACTAGCCATGGGACTAGTGCCAGAGTTCATGACCGCTGGCGTGGCATCAGCCGCCCAAATGGTCACAGGACTAGCCCAGCAACTCAAAGCCGAACAAAAGACCCTAGCAAAACTGGGCAAGAACATGGCAAAACCTGTTGGCTCGGCGTTCAAGTCACGCCTAGCCAAGGATGTAGCCGAAGCCGTACGCAACGTGGAGGCATCAGCCACAGCAGCCAGGGCCGAGAGAGTGGCCACAGCCGAATCAGCGCAGCAACGCATCACAGACCAAGCCGTAGCCCTTGCGATCCAGAACGTTATCCGCAGGGGTGACGCTCGGGCGGGCTCCGCAGTGCAGCCGGTACTCACATGAGCCTTACCATGACCCTGAACGGGGCCGCTATTGACATGGGAACCGTAGAGTTCAACACCACAATCATGCATGGCCGATCAGCCGTTACAGACATACCCACCGCCTCTAGCGCACAACTTGTGATCCGTGGGGCCGCCGGCCCAGTCATGGAAATATCCGACACCCTGGTCATATCCTTCAACGGTCAGCCCAGGTTCACGGGGAAGATCTCAGATATAGATGTGAGTTTCACTGGCACGAACCCACCCACAGCCATCACCACTGTCACTGGCATGGGGAACCTCGCCGAACTCGGCCTCGTGGATGTGGGTTCTGGTGGCTACGTCCAGGAGACAGTACGGCAGCGTGTCGAGTCCATACTGCTGGCCTCAGGGGTGACGTACTTAAACGGTGGGGATGCCAACATTACCGTTAAAGCCGTTCCCGCTATTAACGCGGTAATTACCACGGCGTGGGATGGTGTTGCTGCCATGGCCACACAGTCAGGTGCGACTTTCTATGACACGCCAGACGGTACGGTGGTTTTTGAGGACTACGGGAACCGTGGGCAAACCACCCTAAGCGGCATATGGTCACAACAAACCACCACATGGGCGAACACACCAGGAACGTGGGCGAGCATCGCCCCAGGAATCAACGGCACAACAATTGACGGGGCTGGCATCATCCTGTCACCCACCTGGACGAAACAACTTGAGCCCCTGATTAACGACATCACGGTCACTTACGGCACTAACGCCTCTGTGCAGCAGACAGACTCTGGATCTGTCGCCTTGTACGGTCGCAGGGAATACCTGCTGGACACCACAATCCGAGACAATCATGACGCGACCATCAGAGCTGGGCAAGTAATCACAGCCCAAGCAAACCCGCTGTGGAACCTCGGCCAGATCAGTATCCTCGTGAACCTGCTTGATGCAGCGACCACCACAGCCGTCATGAAACTGATCAGCGGCTCACTGCTGCGGATCTACAACCTACCCGCCCAAGGCCCGTACGATGACTACACGGGAATCGTTGAGGGCTGGGCCGATAGTTACAACGGCGGGAATCACACGCTTACCCTGTCAATATCAGACCCCAGGTTCAGTTACCAGATACTGAAATGGCAGGACGTAATACCGGATCTCATCTGGGGAGATGTGTACAATCAAACCAGATGGTTCGAGACCGTCTCAAATAACGACCTAATTGGAGTGTGAAACATGGCCACCACACCGGCTGGAAACCCTTATATCGAGAGCAGCGACCTAGTCGCAAACTACCCAGCAACCTCGTTAGCCTTAGCAAACAGGCTCGATAAGTACGCGGTGAACCCGTTCACTGACGCGACAGCGCGTGACGCGGCAATACCCACACCAGTGCAAGGCCAGTTGGCCCAGACCCTGGATGACAACAAAGTATGGCGATATGACGGGACGGCATGGGCCCCTTTTAGCGGAGCCCCTGGCGGGGCATCCTTTACGAATACGCCGACCGGCACATACACTGACGGCGGAATTGACTACAAATATATAACCTTCACGGGCACAGGAAACTTCGAGGTTGATGTGGCGGGGTTTGCTGATGTGCTGGTCGTGGCCGGTGGCGGGTATTCGTACGCTGGTGGTGCTGGGCCATACAGAACTGCGGGAGGTGCGGGTGGGGTCATATATTCCCCGAACAAGTTTTTAGCCCTTGGCACAAATAGTGTTGTTGTGGGCGCAGGTGGGGCAAGTTACTCAAATGGTGATGATTCAGTATTCATAGACCTTTACGCAATAGGCGGAGCGCATGGGAATAGTTCTAATAGTTATGTAACCGGATTTAATGGCGGTTCAGGTTCAGGCGCAAGTGGCGTAGGCGTAGCCGTTGGGTTAGGCGTTATTGGTCAAGGACATGACGGTGGTATTTCAGCCAGTGGCATCGGTGCTGGCGGGGGTGCTGGTGGTGTTGCATCAGGCGCGACCCCAGGCCCAGGGTTATTTAATAGCATCACGGGCGCTGGGGTTACTTACGCCGTAGGCGGAAGCGCCAGCACACCCAACACAGCCAATTCAGGGAACGGTGGGGGCGGAGTAGCGAACGGTTCAAGCGGAGTCGTAATAATTAGGGTGGTGGTGTAGACATGGCACACGTGGCAAGAATCAACAAGGACGGGCTTGTGCGTCAAGTACTCGTGGTGGATGATGACAAGTTCACGGACGCTAACGGCAAACTACTAGGCCAGAAAGTAGGATCGTACCCACAAGACGAACTGCTCATGGAATACATGACCAGTATTGGTTTGGGTGTTGAGTACCCTGAGGAGTGGCGATTCACCTCATACAAGGGGAACTTTCGTGGCACATACGCTGGTCAAGGATTCACGTATGACCGGCAGGCCGACCAGTTCATGCCACCCGAGCCACCAGTTACACAAGAAATTGAAATCGAGGAGGAATCATGACCGAGGAAAACCCCCAAGAAAAAGTGGAGCAGGTCGAGCCACCTAAGAAAGCCCCGAAAACCCCCACGGTAATGCCGCACACGGCTCGTGCTCGGGCAGCAGCGATAGCGAAAATTAAAGTCAGGAAAGGTTAACGTAATGGAGCGCTACGACAACGACCAAGATGCTTCGGATGATCAGTTGAAAGACATTGTGCCAGTGCCGTGGGTTGATGCACCAGGTGACGTTGATGACGAGCCAGTGGACTTGGAGGAATCATGAGGAGCATTAAGAAGCAGCAGGAATGGTGTGCTGATCAGGTAGATAACCCTACCCAGAGCTGGGACAATCTTTGCCAGTCGTTCGCCCGCCAGTCATACGGTATGGGGGCCTACGGATCGTCAGCGAAAGTTGCTTGGGGCAACGTGAAGGACAAGTACAAGGTCAAGATCACTAAGCCTAGTGATAAAGGGTTTTGGGCCGATGTGCCTCAGGGTGCATTGTTGTACTCGACCCACGGATCTAGTGGCCACGCCTGGTGTGCTATGGGTAACGGTAAAGCCTACTCGAATGATTACAAGCGCCGTGGAAAAATTGACGTTGTACCCGTGGACATTCCAGGGTGGAGTTCGATTAGGAACGACACTGTCGGGTACATTATTGGTGCTCAGTATTATGAGAAGGACGGGCAGCACTTTTTCGGTGTGAATTATGACCTGTGGGATGGCCACGTGCCACCCATAGAGAACGTCCTCACGGCGATGGCTGACTGGGAAGTAAAAAACTCGGCTGTGTGGCGTTTAACGTGCAGGCTTAATGATCTCGGGTTTGGTAAGTCCACACCGATCAGGTACGAACAGAGGTGGCCAGAAAAGAACTACGGCCTTTACTGTGATGCTAATGGCATAGATCCATTGACGTACACGGATGCCACCCACCTCGACATTTTTGGCTAACATGCCCGACTACTCAAGGAACATCCTCGCCCTCACGGTACTGCTCAGCCTTGTGCTGTTCATTATGGGTGCTATCATCACCGATAGACAGATAGAGCCGACTGTCGCGGGTGGCCTTGTGGCGATCCTCGGCAGCATAGTCGCATTATCAGCTAAGGGGAACAGATGACCGAATACATTAAACCAGGGGAAGCCGCGCAAATGCTCGGAGTCTCACGGGACAGCATCCGCAGATACGTGGATAGTGGGGCTATTAACGGCATCACCACGCCAGGTGGCCAGCGCCGCATAGACCGCGAATCAGTAACCAGCATCATTACGGAGAAAGTAGGCCGTAACGTAACGATTGTCAGGGCTAAGTGATAA